CTCATCTGCCAATTAGCACTGCCAGCCTTCAAATAAAAGGCTTTTTTCTTGTCCATAACATTACCTGCTTCTAAGCCCCACAAAGTCCTGTATGACGCTCCTATGCCCTCTGTGAAGGCACTAATGCCAGCCCTGTGCGTGTGTCCACAGACTACAGATTTACCGAATTTCTTAGCCAATCCTAAAGCTGTAAGCCCTGCATTGGTATTCATCGATCCTTCGTCTCCGTGAACTAAGACCCAGCCTTTATGGAATTCAAATGGCTTTTTATGAAAACGTATCCCCATGTCTGAGAAACCCATAAAGCGGGAATACTCGAGCTCTGGAAGTCCGATGAGACTAGGAGCTCCCCTAACGAGAGTGTGGTATAGACGATCGGTATGGTTGGATCTAGTGATGTCGGTAGTGCCGAGATCCCAGAGGATGTTTTGAGCCAGACTTCTATCGGCATCCAACTGCCCTTCATACTCAAGATGAGTGCCCTTAGCCCATTTAGATTGAGATTGCATATCGAGCTCATCGCCTGTGTTGAGAACTAAGTCGAACTTCTCACGCTTTACTAACTTGATTAGATTTCTAACAGCTTGCTCATGGTGATAGGGGATCTGTAGATCCGAGATCACTAAGTACCGCTTTTTAGTAGTCATCATCCTCATCTTCGTAATTGCCGAACTTCTCTGGATCGACAGGATCAGGCAAGATCCAACGTGGATAAGAGGGAACATCTGTAATCATGAACAGAGTGATACCTTCTGAGAAACCAGCTCGCCGAAGCGATTTGTAATACTCATGGAGAGCAATGCAATATGCGTCAAGCTTTGAATAGCCTTGATCCTCTAATGCCTTAGTTTCTTTTCTTGCCATAAGATAATTGTTACCTTTCTAGCATTGAGATGATGGTATCGACACGCGCTTCAAGCCGAGTTACTTGGTCTCTAAGGCTTGAGCCGCTGTTCGGTTTTAACTCGTTGAGGTAGTGCTTTACTAACCAGCGAACCGAGCCAATAAACGAACCAATAACGGTCGTAGCAGCAACAGCAAGAGCCGCCATGTCCGGTGCAGTCATTACTTTTTAGGTGTTGCATATCCGAAAACGCCTGAGAGAACAGACCATAGGATCGCGCGGTAATCAGTGCTGAAATTGGTAGCAGACCAAGCAGCAAGGAAAGCTCCAGCAGCAAGATACACAGGGTTCTTCATGTTCTTCATTATTCTCCGCCTAACATAGATAGGTTATAAAAAGACGCATCATTGTCAGCTTCTTTTTTAAAGCTAACATGCATGTGCTTATTGTGTTTGTTCGCCCCTTTGTACTTGCGCCATTTCCAGTTAAGGATCTTGGAGCAGATAAATCCATCAAAGATGATATAACTAACACGCTTCTCTGATTTAGACTTGCAAGCGGCACGAAGCTGATCTGCAAGATCTCCCATGATGTCTGGTTTCGATCCTTTAAATAGGTCACGATCGATGTCGATGGCACGAACCCAGCCATTAACATCTGGGTTATGATCCGATACGCGATGAGCGTGTCTGGTATCACCGATCCAACCATCCGATGCGCGGTCACGATCGGGGAACGAGTCATCGATCTGCTCCCTTAACTGACCAGCTGCTTTTGATAGCTTAGGTTTCATCCAAGTAAGAGGCGAGCCTCATCCTCGGTAATGCCTAACTTCTCCAATAGTACACTTTTATCGGCTGCCTTTTGAGCCTCGGCTGCTTCGCGCGCTGTTTCGGCTGCTAAAGCCGCCGCACTTTCAGCAACTCTCTTACTGACTTCTTCTTCTGTCATCTCTTCAATTTTAATTTCGCCTGTAGTTACATTGTGAACTGTTATTGCGCTCATTATTTGACTCCATAAAGTGTGTAAGTTCCGCTATCGAAGGTATAAACGCTATCCAAAGTAAATTCTAGAGATTCAACAGATGAGGCATTGTTTAGACCACCACTGCCAAAGATTGAAGTTAGTCCATTACTAGAATCAGAAAAGGTCCCCTGAAAATTGAAGTTCTTAAATGTTGTTGCCGCTGCGTAGTTTCTGACATATAAATAGAAACTGCCTGCTGTATTGCTTGCAGTCAATTGTTTGTCTAAAGACCATTGAATTTTTCCAGCACCTGCATCTGTGTAAGTTGATCCGCTTTGACAATTTGTTCCCTGATAAAAATAATTTGATGTGGCTCCATCAATTTTAACTGAAAGTTTTGCTAAGTTATTACTTACAGAAACATTATTTAGGACTAAATATAAATCGACATAATCTGCGGAAATAGAATTTAACGTGATTGTTGTACCGGATAATGAACCGTTGGCAATAGATGTCATTCCACCGCTTGCAGCGGTAGACCATTTTAATCCAGTTGCCTCGGCGGAGTCTGCCGTTAATACCGTGCCATTAGCTCCTACGCCAATCCTAGCGTCTGTGGTGCTATAGGTATAAAGATCACCCTTAGTGGTAAGCGGTGAAGCTCCCGATTTAGTAACCCATGCTGATCCAGAATAAACCTGAATAACATCGGTATCTTTTAAATATGATGTCTGACCCTCTTGAGGAGAAGTGATAGCAGCTGTACGCGCGGCGGCATCTGCGAAGACGAGAACGCCCTGCATCAAGTAGCCGTTAGTATCAGCGGCGGTTAACACATCTCCTGTATTGAAGGTCTTAAAGCCTTGACCTGCTGCCATTGTTATTTCTCCTTAGTAAGCGAGCACGGATGTGCCTAGCACACCGAACTCGGTAGAGTCTAGTATAAACCCATCGATGATAGGTTCAAGCGTTGTTAGGGTAGTTTTCCAAGAATTAGGTGTCAGATTATGAGAGACACCGAATACCTGTAAAGTCTTTGTGATCGAGCTAGAACCTGATTGAGTGGTAGTAATCGTTACAGGATCGAAGAAATCGAGATCCAGCGCTGCGATAATTCCAGCATTATAGTCATTGGTATAAAGGTCGAGAGTAATGGCATCGCAGCGAATAGAAGTCTCTTGACGAGAGGCAACATAGGCGCGAGCATAGTTAAGAGCATCGTCATCGGTCTCCATTAGAAGCCCAGATTGATTATAGGAATGGGTAAAGTACTTCTCAATAGAAGCTGCATTTGAGGCAATCTGAGTCGTGCCGCCTTCGCGGGTGATGGTCGCGTAGTTATAGATCAAAGAGTCATTGAGAAGCCATCTAGCATTGAAGTAAGGGATGGCTGTGCCATTATCATTAAAGACTACTGGAGTGCCGCCAATACTTTCGGTCGTAGCAGATCGATCCTGAAAGACGAAATCTCCTAGAGCGTTGACATAGAGAGAGCCGTATTCGCTAAGTTCGATGTTCTGCATAGCGGCTAAGCCTGTGCGTAGAGTCGCTGGATCTGCTTGAACGGTAGTTAAGCCTTCATCAATATCACGCATACCAGCAGGCCAGCCGATAGCATCAAGAATCTTATTGATACGAGTGCCAGACTTCTGTGCTACCCCTGCCCCAGAGATAGTGCTTACCTGTGCGTTATTAGCCAGTCTGAAGCCATCTACGGCCTGAATGACGGTATAGGTAACTTCTCCCACAGACTTAGGTGTAGTGGTCGCATACGCCGTTATATAGCCGCTAAAGATAGGATATGTCGTACCTGAGTAAGTAGCTGAGATTACTACCTTACGCATTGGACTTAGAAGACCCGCATAAGGACTACTAGGGTTTTGAGGGTTGAAGTCACCATTAAGATCGACAATGCGAAGAGTCATTGTACCTGTCTGGAATTGGTCAGATGTAGCGTTACGGCCTCGGCTAGTTGAGAGGCTATCCACCTGACTAGATACATCGACAATGACTGAAGCGGCATCGCCTAGAGCATTAGTTCCCAGAACGCCTGAACCAAGCACCATCGTAGGTGCGAAGACTGCTCCAGATGAGAAGTCAATATAGGCATTGATTACAGGTACGGTCATGAGCTAATAGATCCAGCCCAATAAGTCGATGAACCATTGCGGTTAATGTCTTGAATAGCCTGTTGAACTGTACGAGCTAAGAAATCTTCAGATCCAACAGCGGCAGTATTGACGGTCACATAATTGACCTGAGATGGTACTGATCCTGCTGCGCCTGTGTTCATGCTAGGACTGTATCCACCATAACTAGCTTGAGCCATATTGCTAAGGGAATTAAAGTAATCTGTAGTATTTATATTTGAACCTAATTTAGCAGTACTAGGCACTCCACCTGCGATTTTATAAAAATCAGCTAGCAATTTGTCAACTCTGTTAATGGAGTCGATTGCGTCAGCTTCTACCTTAAGGGCATCTAATTCTGCTTCACTTGCAGCAATAAGCTCTTTGATAGAGTCATCGCTTGCGCCTGCTAGACCTACAGCATCTCCGCCCAATGTCTGAAGCAGTTTAATGTAATCTTCAAGAGCCTTCATGCGCTCTTTATCTGCTTCTGCTTGCTTCTCGCGAATGGTCGAAATAACATCAAGAGAAGTATTCATACGAAGACGCTCTAAAGTAATCATGGCATTGACACTATTGGAAGCAGCAGCCATCTTAGCAATCTCAGTGAGCTGAATCTGGACGCGCTCTGAATAATAAGACTTCTCCATGACGTCACCTGCTTGAGCAAGCGCGGCATTGTATTTACCAAAAGCAACGTTACGAAGATCGTCTTTCTCGGCTTCTGCAAGTTTAGAAGCATTGATATTGCGAAGCTCTGTAAGTAGCTGCTCATTAAGTGCTGCAAGAGTCTCGTCTTTTATTGTTCTAATTCCAGCAAGTTTCTGAATATCTGAATTCTTTTGAAGTGCAGCAATCTCTTCAATCTTTTTAAGAGCTAATGCGCCATCTTCGTTCTCGATAGCCATAAGAGCTTCAAGACGAGTCTTCTCCTGAATATCATAGGTATTCTTTAGAGCAGCAGCAATCTGGATCTTATTAAGATCAAATACAGCAGCAGCCTTAGTAAGGGATAACTTATTCTTCTCGGCTATTTGAGATTTCTTTTGAAGGGCAAGCAATTCCTTAGCGCGTGCGGTAGCTTCGCGTTCTGCTTTAGCCTTAGCGGCGGCATCTGCCTTTTGAGTATCTTGTCCTAAAACTGAAAGAGAGCGATTTCCAAAACCATTAGCAATTTTGCCTGCTTTGAGGGCATAGTATTGCTGAAGATATTCTCCTGCTTTTAGTCCTACTGTTACATCGATAAGTCCTGCAATAGCAGTGGAAAGTGTGTCGATCTTCTTGGTAGTGTCATCGATAGTCTTTCCGCCTGAGATGGCGGTCAGAGCATCTAGAAGAGACTTACCAATCTTTTCACTTGCGTTCTCAGAAGCAATCGCAAGTTTGTTCATTGAGCCTACATAGCTGTCAGCTGCATTCTTGCCTTGCCCTGCGAACAAAACCTGTAGCTTCTGTTGGATTTCTAGAAAGTTGCTGCTTGCTAGTTCTGCATTAGTTAAACCTAGATTTAAATCTTTAAGACCCTTGAAGTTTCCAACATAGGCTTGAGACAACTTCTCTGATATAGAAACCACATCGCCATAACCAGCAGCCGAAACGTCAAGGGCTGTGTTAAGTAATTCTTGGCTTTTAGTAACAGAACCAGTGACCTGAAGCAACTTGAGTAGCGAAGGTTGCAACTGATTACGATTGACTCCAGAAGCCTGTTCAACGCGATCTAAATAAAGGCTTAGATCTTTGCTTGCAAAAGACATGTTCAAATTGCGAACAGCGGTAGTTAATTGAGAAGCTTCAAGCTCTGCATCTGCAAAAGCTTTAACTGCATTCTGCCCATAACGAGCAAGGGCTGCTGCTCCAAAAGAAACACCGAATGCTGTAGCTAAGCCACGAACACTTTTAGTTAATTTATCGGCAGCGGTATCGGCTTGCTTGAATGCTTTTTTACCAGTGAACTCCGCTGCAATATCAATGACTACATTGCTCATGCTGTCCTCTTCACATCTACGATAGCGGTTCTGGCTTTAAACTTTTTATCTGCATTATCAATAGCTTTAAAAATAGCAGCGGTCTGCTTGCCTTGATCCTGTTCCCATGCGCGGAAAATCAAGCGACCTCGGAAATCTTGGCCTTCACGCTTAGTGCCATAAAGCGCACCCATGCGGCTCTTGAATTGTGCTGAAGCGTTAGGGTTATTGCTACGGCTATCCTTTGAAGGGGTAGCTATGCGACCAGCGGTTTCATAAATAGAACCTGCTGCTGATTGATTTTTAATTCTAAACAGGGATCTAAATCCTCTTGAGTTAGGCTTGCCATATCCTGTGCGATAGACAATGCCTCTCTTTACTGTTGCAGCATCATAGAGAGGGAACATGCGTACACGCCCCTCTGTATTAAATGTGCGAAACATCGATGTCTTGGCTGTGATCTTTCGACCACTTGAATCTTCATCCCAGTTGTAAAGATTTCCGGGTGCGCTACTAGGCACAAAGCCTCTGGCATCTTTCTGCAATACTTTTAATGCTCCAGCGATTTCTGAAGTTAATTCCTTAGCAAGATCTGGAGCATACTTATTTAAAGCTTTACGAAGTTCAATGACGCCCTTTACTTCTACTGGCATCGTTGATCTCCTTAGCTTTATCCCTAAAGACCTGCACCATTGCATCAAGCATAGGACGGTCTAACTCAATTAAATGTTGTGGCGCGATCCCAGTTTCAACGCTCAAGCGAGCAATGAAATGAGTGAATGAATCGCGCCCTAGCTTAAAGGTTCTGAATCTAATACAGAGACACTTGAAAGAGTCTCAATAAATTCCATTCCGAAAGGCTTTACGGTTTCACCTGACCTACGAAGGACTTCCCACGCAAGGAAAAAAATATCCGATTGCTTCTCGTCTTCACGAAAGGCACGATGAAACCCTTTTTTAGCATGAATCTCAAATGCGTACTCCACTGCTGGAGTAATCTCGCCTTCGACCGTGCTTCCATCTGTACGAACTATCTTTAGTTTTGCCATGTGTTGCCCCTTTGTTAGTTAATTATGCAGTTGCTACTGCGATTGTACCGTTAACATTCCATGTTACTGACTGAGTTGAAAGATCTCCAACTGCGCCGTTCACAGGAGTAATGTTATTAACCAAGCATGACATTGTGTAAGAAGGATTTGTTGGTCCAACTGCTGCGCTTGTCTGCTTGATAACTACTGTCGTAGATGTTCCCCATGTTGAGTTGAGTGTCTGTAGAGTCTTCGCAGAATCAGAATCATTGAAGAAATCGATAGTCACTGAAGAAGCTTCTAGACCCTTAACGTACTTGTGACCTGAGTCACCCATTGCTGTAATTTCTAGCTCATCAAATGAGCGGTTAATAGTTACAGAGCTTACTAGGCTTGAGAGGTCAACCGAGTTAACAGTCACACTCACGCCATTTGATAGATAAACTGCCATTCGGTTTATTCCTCGTCTTTCTTAGTTACTGGCTTAAAAGCCACTGGCTTAACCTGACCGATTTTGATCAGGAAGGCTTCGTTCTCTTTTTCCCATTGTTCTAACTCGGTCATGTTAACTCCAACTTGTTAGGATTGATACGGACATCTCGCAGCTAAGCAAGTCTCCACTTGCCGCATTGAGAACGCTAGGTGCGCTGATTGCGCTTACATTATAAACTAAAGCAGATGCAGAAAGCTTTGTGAACACGCGTGCAACAAAATCTTCAATGCCGTTCAAATTTCCTTCGTTATCAAAAAGTGGGCATGTGATCACTAATTTAAAGTTCGCCATAGGGCTAACCGAAATCTGAGAATTATTGGTCGGAGTAATATAGGGATTGTCTGGACTGACGATCACACTGTTCGCAAGGACTGTTGCCGGTGGAAAAGCGAATACTTGATATTTAGAATTATCTATTAAGGCAGTTGCCAGAGTAGTTCTAAGAGTCGTGATAGGTGTAGTCATTACTACCCGATCATACTTGAAGGCGATAGCGCATGGGCGATTAAACCTCTGACCTTACCGAGCAGCTGTGCTGACATCCGATAAGGTGAGGGCTGGTAATCCACCAAGTTAGAACCTGAAAGGGTAGCGGTTCTAGATTGCCAGATTTCAACAGCGATCATGAGAGAAGCATTTTGCACTGCTTGATCTAATGTCCAATCGACATAAGTTTCTGCTGCGACTTGACCGAGAGGCTGCACAGGATGATAAATAGCAGGTGTATTGTTGTTGCCTGTAATCGCGTAAGTAATTGAATCTTCGCCTACGCCTGTAATTGTTTTAGATCCATTGTGCTTAGATCCGTTGCCTGTAATAACTACAGTCTGACCTACATAGAAAATCTTTTGAACATCAATATCAAAATATAGTGTGCCTGTGTTAGTGGTATTGCTATGGCCTGAATTAAATTGGTAGTTATTCCATAACATCGGGAGAAGTACGGAATCCGAGGCATCGCACACAGATTGAAGGGTCGCGTCATCGTACAAAGTGCCAACACCTAATGTGGAGCGAAGCTCTGCAACTGTTGTAAGTGACATTCCGATTCCTTTCTAAAGACTCTAGGGAGTCAGAGGGCTACTGACCCCCTAGAGCGACTTAGTTACCTGTTTTTATTAAGTTAGGTTGAACTTACGAACGCCCTTACCTGACTTAGCAAGATAGATTGCTAGGTATCCGTAAAGGTTGATCTCGATCTCGCCAGATGTCAAAACATTGACACGAAGCTGTGTTGTTGGTGATTCCCATGTGTACACAGATGCAGGAGCAACTAAGAACATTGAGTTATCGATAACACCTGAAGTAGTGATGTTATGGTCAACGATGAGGTCTGTACCAAGCACGCCACCGACTACAGATGTAGCTACTGCGTTGCCTGATGCATTTTGTGTAGCACCTTGAGCAGAATATAGACTGCGTCCAGTTGTGTCTGCGAATCCTGCGATTGCAGCCCATGCGTCAGTCGATGCAACTAGCTTGTTAGCAAAGTCTCCGCCTGTACCCTTGTAAGCTGCTGCGCCTTCGACAGATACGAATGACTGAAGTCCTGCTGCTGTTGCTGCTGTTGTCGCAGCAGTTGTACCTGCTGAAACATAAGCTGCTAGAAGTGCTGCATCTGTTGCCTTCTCGTATGCCTTACGAAGTTCAGTCATCATTAGTTCCATAAATGCTGGAGATGAACGGTCGACCAACTCGAAAGATACTCTCTGAAGTCCACTGAACTTCTCGATCGAAATCGTGTCGTACGCACTTGTCATCCCAGTTTCGGATGGTGCTGCACCTTCGTTAGTATCTGCAACTGTTGGAGCAACATCTGCTGAAGTTGCATTGGTGTACAAACGAGGTACAGTGAATGACATTCCATCAATTCCTGCAAGTGAACCGCGTGTTGCAGCTTCAAATGCTGGACGTCCTGTGAATGTATCTGTAATGAAAGTATTTAGGTGAGATGGCAAAGTCAGACCTGTATTTGTTGAAGTCGAATCATCTGCTGCACGAATTGTGCGGCGTGCTTCGTCATCACCAAGTGCTGCCTTCATGCTAGCTTCTAGGTATTGTGCTGATGTGATTGGTGCTACGCGCTCGCGCACGAAAGTTGTTGCAGTAACAACAGGACGTGCAGCTTCAACCGCTGCTGCCTCTACTGGTGCTGCAACTGTCTCTGGAGTATTCTCCACAGCTGTCTCGCTTTCTGTTGGTTGGATTTCTTCTACAGCTTCAGGAGTTTCCTCAGCTGCTACATCAATTACTTGAGCAGACTTAAAGGCTGGCTCTGTAACTAATGAAACTTCGAATAACTTCGCAGCGGATACATGCATCACGCCGCCTTTGTTCTTTGATTTAATAACTTCAACACCGACTGAAAGACCTGATTGCAATCCTTCTTCGGCAAGGATCAAAGCCTCAGAACCTCTGTTGCTGCGGCTGATCTTGAAGCTAGCAAAAATGTTTCCTTGCGCGTCCTCGGAAAAACTTGTTGCCTTTCCTAGAGGTTGTCTCATGTCATGCTGATTGAGAAGCTTAATTGTTTTAGGATCTTCTGGAAGTGCAATCGCGCCTTTTTCAAATACGACCTTACCTGCTGAAGTGTTTCCTACTTCGCCTGTGCCAGCTGGCACGATCTTTCCTGAGATAGTACGTTCTTCAACGTTAGCAGTGACCTCAGCAGAGAAAGTTAAAATGTCATTCATGCGCTTTCCATTCCTTCGTTTCCATTAGGTGATAGATCTTCCATCTCCATCGCTTGCTCTACAGTGATAAGACCAAGTGAGAGAAGTTTTTCAGTTACTAATAATCGCTCCATTGGATCAGTACGCAAGAACGATGAATCAACATCAAAGCGCACAGCATTTGAACGATTCGTTATATCATCCATGCTCAAGCGATCCTGAATTGCATTTACATAAGGCAAGAGAGACATTGAATAAAATTGCTTGCGTTCATCTAATACGTTCGCATAAGTCATACTCTGGTTCGCCTCTGCACTAAGCATGTAGGCTGGTACGTTCATCAATCTTGCAACTTCTGTGCTAAGGAATTGCTGTGCAGTATCGTACATCATGTCTTTAGGTGAAAAAGATGTAGGTTGATATTCAAGTGTCGATGTCAAGTAAGCAGTTGCACGATTTTGACGCGCTTGCTTCCATGCAGTTAGTAATCCTTGAACTTCTTTAGGATCTAGATCTGCACCTGAGTTTTTAATTACTCCAGATGGCATTGGTGTAGCTGCTGCGATTACTGCGGCCTTGCGAAGATCGATTGCTGCTTGAATAGTTTCAGAACCGCGTTCTAGAATTCCTTCATCAAATCCTTGAAAGGTAATTAAACTTCCAACGCCCCATTGAGGGCGAGCAACTGCATCCACATAGTATTGAACAATTTTTGTATTGTATAAGTCTGTCTCAAAAGTTACCTTAACATTGGGAACCCACTCAAATCGAGAAGGACGTCCATCCTCTGCATATACTTCTGTAACTTCCCAATAAGCCACGCCGTACATGATCAATGAATCTACAGTCCACGCTAAAGTTACAGAACGAGGCTGATTGATTGAAGGTTGATCTACCCAGACTGGATTTCCAATTTCTTCTCCAGTTGACTTGCGATATAAATTTAGAGGCAGACCTGAAATGACTCCAGCGATTAAGTTACGACCGCGAGCTACGGAAGGTACTGACATTGCCGCATTGCGATTGACGCGAGGTAGAACATAATTGTAAAGAGAAGCTAAGTTCTCTCCCATAATAGAAGGGGCATATTGCGCCTGAACGCTATTTAGGTTTGATGTCGTTTCTTTACGCGAGAATATACCCATAGACAGAAACTATACCATTTGTCAAGAGATTAGACAATATGATATGGCGTGTCTAGGCAATAATAATTTCCGCCTTTGATTGAGGCTTCATAAGGGTTGACACGATCATAGCCAGTGAAATCGGCGCGCTGACGTCACCTGCTGATTTTCTTCTCACGATTCTCCAGCCATTATCTGATTCTTTAGCCGCGCAATTATTATGCTGCTCAATGAAGACGTCCTGCCCCGAGTGAACGACTCTATGATTGACCAAGCTATCAAGATAATCCGAACAGGCCTGATAGAACTTCTGACCTGAGATGTCTTGAATTTTTACACCCGAATTGGCTAGGCGTTCTGCAATCGTAGCCGTAGTGTACTTGTCATGGCAGACAAGTTTCGGACGATAGATGTCACACCAAGCTTTAATCGAGGCTGCAATCTTAAGATCATCAACTGCTGTATCACTGTAATAGGTTTCAAGGACTCCTATGCCGATGCGACCGTCTGGAAGGATCTGACCAGCACATAAGCTTGCATTTCGTTTAGAAGGGCTTACATCGAAGCCGAATACTGTATAAGCTCCAGCTGACATCTGAAGATCGCTATCGCTGGTCTCTTCAAGCACTCCCATAGGCCACGGACTCGAAAGAGCGTCAATCCACGAGCATAAGGTCTCTGTGCGAATAGATTCGACCGTTGAAAGCGCGATCGTCTCTGTAATTGCCTCTTCAGTTATCGTGTAGTTGAGAGCAGGGTTAGCCATTGCCACTGCATCCCAGAACTCTTCAGAATTGAGATCAATCTTTATATATTGGGGAGCTGAGTACTCCCAGAAGCCTAATTGCTTAGGCGGATACTCAAGTGCGCGGTTTCTCATATCGTTAAGCACTTTTGAGAACGCATCACCCGCATTTGACGTAAATAGTGATTGGCTATTAGCCCGTGCACGCGTGACAGGCGTAGCCGCGATGAAGGCCTGTTCATCAATCTCACGAAGCTCATCAATCCAGAGAAAGTCTGCTGTTCTACCGCGTGAGCCGTCTCTAGTAGCTGCTACTACGTCTAATCGACATCCGCCGAACTCTGGCAATAGCTCTATTGATTCAGTGCCGTTGGCATATCTGATCGCTTTGACCTGACACATTAGAAAGTCGTGTCTTTCGATGATCGAGGCTATCTCTCTAAATGAGGTCAAGGCCATGCCTCTATTTGAGGACATCATAAGCACATTCTTCTCACGAAAGATGAATAGTCCTGCAAGTACACGCATACGCGCTAGATGAGTCTTACCGGACTGTCGAGCTACCAAGCACAGATTGCTCTTGCGCTGAAAGTTTCCTTTAGCGTCAATCTTCAACATATCTTCAAGCACATGATGCTGCCACGGTAATAAAGGCATTCCAATTTGTTCTGCAAGCTTAGCAACTTCATCAACTCTGGACTTGCCCTTAATAGGTGCATTAGATAGCCGAGGTTTTGTATGCCCCAGTCTCTTTCGTTTTTTAGTTGCCATGTTCTCAGTCTAACTCGGATCAGGTCGGTTTATAAACGGACTGTCTTGGACTGGTTCAGCGCGTGTCGGGGAGATAGAAGCAGGAAGGGCATAGGGGGTAGAAATAGACCCTAAAAAAAAGGGTGCTGAGCGTGCACCTTTCGATGAGTTACATCTGCGACAGGCAGCGGCCATGTTGTCTGGATCAAGCGGATCTCCACCATTTTTCAATGCAATCAAATGATCGACAGTATCGGCATCACCTTGACAGTATCTACAGGTGAAGTTATCCCGAGCCAGCACCTTGAGTCTGACTCTCTTATAGGCTGTAGTTAATCTAGGATCATTGTTCTTTAATGCCATCCGTACTTACGCCAATGATCTAATGCCTTGCATGTATCGCCTTGATATATCCTGTGATGTTGAATGTACTTCAATCCCCATTGTATCTGCTTATAACCATCAACCTTAGATAGATATATAGATCGTCCTTGAGGTATCCCATAATGACTACCATTATTAGCTAATGGATTCCATGCACTCTCTTTACCATATAAGGTAGCTAAGCATTTATATTCTCTTACATTGTAATCTAATGAATGTAATGCATACTCTTTATAGCTTACATATTGCACTGGCTTAGATCCACCTGCTTCAGGCATTAAGCATAGAGCTATCCCAATAGCTACTAGCACCCCGCGAGCTACGCCCCTAAGGGGCTCGCGGTGAGCCTTTGAGAGGCTCTGCTGTGTTAGCGTACCATCGCTGTCAAATTGATTTGTATAAGTGCTGGTCAGAACGGCGTTTCGTTTCATGATATCTCCTTATAGTTACCCTGTGGATAACTTCTGTGGATAACTATTTATCTGTTGAGTAGAAGCCCTTGCCCTTGAAGTGTGTAGCTACTGGAGCAATCACCTTAACCATCGGTTCATTGCAATAG